AACCGTTGCGGCGAAACGGTCCATGTTGATGTGATGGCCGAGCAGCGCGTTGTAACTGAGCGCTGTTGGGGCTGTTGCCGGAGCGGCGTTATTGTTTCCGTCGCCGTTGAGGACGTTGTACATGGCAAACGCCACGTTGCGCTTGGCGATGCGCTGCCCGATCAACTGCAGATGGGCGGCCATGAGCGGCAGTTTCATGCGGCGCAAGGTCTCATAGGTGGCATTCAGCTTGATACCGAGCTTGGCCAGTCTGATGGCGTTTTTGGCGGTGGTAATCGTCACGGTGGGGAACATGCCGCCCTCGGCGATCCGGGTAAAATCAAGTTTTTTCTCGTCGAATACCGTGTTGAACGTATCGTAGACGCCGCTGTCGATGGTTGTGGTGGTGGCGATGACATCATCCAGCGTCAGGTCGATACCGGTCAAACCGGCGAGGCCGATGCGAATATTGCGGTTGATGAATTCCGGAAAGAGATAGATGTCCTCCTGAGTGGTGTAAAACCGTTCCACCGTATGTTTTTTCAGGTTGATATCCCGCTTCATCAAACTGAATTCGTATGCGTCATGCCCTTCTTCCTGAGAGGGCATTTCCTTGTTGAGCAGTTCGGTGACCGTAATCCCTTGCTGCCGCGCTTCCTGGTACATTTCCAGGCATAATTTGAAAGGCATTTGTTTTTCTCCTTTAGAGATTAATTACGCTGGCCGCCGTCAGCAGCCGCAATCGACAATGATGGTATTGGCCGTGACATCCTTTGACAGCACGAATAGCGGCCGGCCGGTGCCGGGATTGACGCCGTTCGCCAGACTTGCCAGGGCCACGGCGGCGACCGCTGCCGCGCCAGTACTGGCGCCTTCGTTGGCGACGGTGACCAGATCGGCGGCATGGCTGGCGGCCCAGGCGTTGACGATATCGGTTGCCATAGTGGTGATGGCTCCAGCTACACCGGTGGCCAGGCTAATGACGATATCGCGGCCGATGACGTCGATGGACAGGGCCTGATTGTTTCCGGCCGGGTCGCGGAGCTGGATGCTGATATCCTGTTCGGTGGCGCCGTATTTGACGGCGGTGAAGCGGAGCGCGTTGTTGTTGGCGATAACGCCGGTCACCAGGTAGGCCTTGACTCCGACGCTCGGTGTTGTCAAACCGCCGAGACCGTCAGCCACCAGTTGCTGATAACCAAGGACAGGATTACCGGTATAGGGGACGCTCACGAAGCAAAGGGGAATGATAGAGCCCACATCAGGTGCAGTATCCACGTGGTACAGGATGCCGTAGGGAATATCTCCGGCCGCACAGAGTGCCACGGTGGCATTGGCGCTGATTTTCACCGGCTTGCCCACATCATTGCGGGTAATGGCGGGATCGAGCGCAAACGTTACCGGTTCGACTTCCAGCCCTTCGAGGTTGATTCCAAGCATTGATTTCCAGTCAGTCATGGTTGCTCCTTTTTAAAGGTTAATTACAGTTTGTAATCGCCGGGATTTTTGTTGCCCTTGTGATCATGATCGCCGCTCTGATGGCTGGATCTCCGGGAAACCGGCTCGCCGCATTTAGTACATTTCAGCGGTACGGACCGATCAAGGTCGGCTTGAAATTCGTTGTAGAGCGCCCGAGCAGTCTTCAGGTCCGCTTTTTCGATCACGCCATCGATAAAATCCTGCTGAACTTTTTCACCCTTCAGCGCCTTATAGGCTGTAACGGCTGCGGTGCGGGTCTCGGTCAGGAGCTGCTTACCCAGGGTCGCGTCAGGTTCCAACTCCGCCACCTTGGCGTTAAGGGCGTTTACCTTCTCGCCGATTTTCTCCTCCAGAAGCGCCTCGGTCATTTCGGTGCCGGTGGCGATCCCCAGGAGCGTCATGGTTGCTGCGTTCAATTTCATCTCTGTATTTCCTCCCGTGTTAGTATGTTGTTCACCGGTCCCCGGTTCCCCGTCCCCGGTTCCTGTTTCAAACGATTTTGCATAGGGATCTTCCCCTTCCCAGACTACTGACACCTCACCGGCGTTGGTGATTTCGGTCACGATCAGGCGGACAATTTCACCATCGACCTCTTCCCCCAGCCGGTCCCAGAACCCGGCCAGATCCGGATGGCTGCGCTCGTAGGAAAACCAGATCGTAACCGAGAAGGAACGCAGGGCCTTGGTCTCGACGCCTCGCGCCAGGTTGGGATCGACGGTCCGGTCGAACACGACTTGGGCGTTGATGCCGTTGGGAGCGTTCTGATCGTCCCAGACCGGTTGCTGAATCCTCCCCTTCCACTGGGTCACATCGGCGTCATGGTTGGCATACAGAGTCAAACCGTCGAACAATGGCACGGCGGCCTTGAGTACGCCATCGCGGCTGAAGTCGAACTTACGGTAGGGTGTGGTAGCGGCCGACAACAGCCGGGCCAGGGTCACGAAATATTCCGCCGGGTCGAGACCGCCGTTGTTTTCCACTGCCGCCAGAGTGACCGGAACCGTTTCCCCGGGAATTACCGCGCCGGAAAACTGCCCGCAGAAGCGCGCCCGGGCAAGCCCCTCGCGAATGATTTCAAAATTTTTGCGTTTCATCTGTCCTCCGTTATTCCTCAATACATGTCATAAACATGTTATAAACGCCGTTACGCCATCAACCGGCGCACATGAGACCGTCACAGGCCATTACGCAACCGCCGCCTTTCTGTGGCGGCATTTCGGATGATAGGGCGGCGTCTCGAATCCGGCGGCCTGCAGTTCCTCATCGCTCATTTCCTTGACCTTGTCCGCCGCGTATTGATTGGACAGAAACGGCGGCAGATCGCCGGGCTTCTCAAAACCCTTCTCCAGCACCTTTGCCAACCGAGTGGCGGCCACTTCCACCTCGAATATCCGGCCCAGCATGGCCAGGCAGTGGGCGCAGATCGGCGCGGTGCGAGGACCGACGATCTGGTAGCGCTGAATTCCGGCTTCGTAGAGAGACAACGTCTGCCCCATGTTCTGCACCCGGCCCATGGTGGTGGACACGATCTGCTCGATCTTTTTGAAACTGGTCTCCCTGACCAGGCCCTCGAACTGGCCCGCGAACTCTTTCCACGTCGCTTCGTCCCGCAGGCTCAGGCCCTTGGAGACGAATTCATCCTGCAGCCAGGAGACGAATTCCTTGCCGACGGTCTCATTGCGGGCCAGGTAGTTGCCGCGGCCGAAATAGAAGTCCTCCACCTGGGTCAGGTAGCGCAGGGCGTTTTTATCGACCACGCCGATGTCGATCTTGCCGAAACGGGTTGGTGTAGGGGCGTATTGCAATACGCCCCTACGGCGCGCCCTCAGATGGTTCTTATCCTCATACCGGTACCGGGTCCATTCGTCGGTTACGAAGCGTCTGCAGATTTTCATGATCGCCGTTTTTTTGATTTCAGCGCGTAATGTGAGCGCAAACGCGTCATAGGTGCGTTGGGCGAACTGTTCAGCCGTGGTGCGGTCATTCAACAACGACTGGGCATTCCGGAGCGCCGCCTCGATCGCCAGCCGTTCAGGATCATCCAGGACGCTCTCCAGGGCTGCCTGGTAGCTCTGATCGCGGCGGTCATCGGAGGCAAAAGGCTGAGGGCTGAAGACTGAAGGCTGAAGGCAAATCACCTCCGGTTTATGCTCATAGCGGCCGGTTGTGCGGTTAAAGGTGAATTGTTTTACTTCAGTCTTAAGCCTTCTGCCTTCAGCCTGACCGAAGAACCCATCCGGCGGCACATCAGACTGATTCCACCCGGTGGCCGATTCATATCCCAACTCACGCGCGGCCTGATCCTGGTCGATTATTCCGGCGTCACGCTTGCTCAAGACGTTTTTGATCCGCTGCCCTTCGGTCTCGGCATCTTCCTTGGCTTTGTATCCCTGGTCCGGATTGAATGTGACGCTCACCTGGGCATCAATGCCGCTCAGGAGCAAATCGAGGGAATAGCCCTTTTCAAGGAAACGTTTGATCAGGCGGCGGCCATTGCCGAACTTGCGTGTGGTTCGCTGGTAATCGATTTCGGCGTAGGTTTCGGTGGAGGAGTATGATCTCCCCATCATTGACGGTGGCGTATCCATGCCGGAGCAGATCTGTTCTTCGTTCAGGTCAAATATCGATTTTGCCCCGGATGCCGCGCCGGGAGAAATCGAGTTGTGCTTGATTTCCTGGTCTTTGAAATGGACTGCCACCCCTTTGGACAGGTTTTTCTGGTATGCCTGGGCATAATCCTTCAGCCGGTTCTGCAGCCGCTGTTTGTATGCCTCGTCACTCTCCTGGGCTTTGCGTTCGGGAATTTCCAGTGCTACATCCAAAAAACCCAACAGCCCCAACTTACGGAGGATCGATGAGATGTTTGCAATCGCGTCGATCTGGGTTTCGATGTTTTTCAGCGCCGCGAATACCAGCGGGATGGCATAGGGACAGCCGTCGTCGGTCATCAACGGCGAGTAGCTGTAGGTGATCGGGTTGAGCGCCACATAACCCATATTGCTGCCGGTGATGACCGGTGCAGTCTGATATGGCGCCCAATTGCCTTCCTCGTATTTGAAGCGGACCGTCTTGACCGGCACGGCCACCACATCGATCACGCCGCCGGTCACATTCGGGGCAATCACCCATTCTCCGGACAATGCGCCCATGAGCGGGATCTGGCGGAAGAAGTGATTCACCAGGGCGTCTACGCCGCCACCGATACGGTAGATATTGGCCGCCAGCCAGTTCAGCCGTTGCAGGACCGCCTCGGGGTTTTTGCTCTCCACCGCGACCTCGTGACCGGTATTGCCCAGGTTGACCCATTGGCTCAACATCTGGGAGACATCGGGGTTGAACATCCCCAGGGGCTGGAGCAGCTCCAGAAACTCAAAGGGAAAGGTCGGATTGGCGAAGTTGTAGAAGCTGGTCAGGGTTCCTATCGTGTTGGTGATCGACTGATCCGGTATTGAGACCATTCCCGGCTGCACGTCCGGTTTCGGCTGCTTTGCGAAGGGCCACCATTTCATGCTGAACACCCCGCAAATTCCGGCAACGCATCCGTGGTCTTGATGCCCATGCCGCCCATGAGCTTGCTGATGCACATCTCGGCGGCATCCGGCCCATCATCGTTGATGGTCGGGTTGTAGATGTAGACGAACTGTTCCTGAAGCGTGTTCTGGTCGCTGTGCCCCTTTTCGAAGAGCATCTTGCCGTGTTCCCAAAGATACGAGCAGGTGCCGACAATGCGGCCCAGCTTGTTGGTATTGTGGTTCATCGGAGCCCAGGGCAGAAAACGCCTGACTTCCTTGGCATAGTTCTGAATCGCGTTGTGGAGGAAGTCTTTCAGCATGTTTTCCTCGATGCAGACGATGCCGGGATATTGATCGTTCTGCTGATAGGCCGCTGCCAGCATTTCGTTGATTGACCGGCGTTTGATCCAGGCATGCATACAGGGGAAGAGCATGTCCGCCGGGTCGAAGCCGTAGGTAACCACCGCGCGGAAGTCGCTGCCGCTGGTGGCGGTGGCCGAGGGGTCAACGGCGGTGGCGAAGATCAGCTTGCGATTCACAATTTCTATCCGCTGGTAGTACTTGGTCTGATCATCCGGGAACGGAGTGTCTTCGGTGCCGACCTTGTTGCGGTATTCCTTATTGAAGGTAAACGTGCCGACGTCATGCCGCTTCTTGCGCAGGCGTTCCATGGGCCAGTTTGCCGGCCAGAGCGAACGCTCGGTAGGCAATCCCTCGTCCAGGATTGCGTCATAAACCTTGGAGAAGTACCTTGGCTTGCCGTCTTCATCCAGCTCGGCAATCAGGCGCGAGATGGCGGAGAGCGGATGGAAGAGGTTGCCGACCATGATCGCTGAGTAGCCCTTACCCAGGGAGCCGAGCACCGCGCCGCGGATCCAGTTGATGATTTTCTTGGTGGTGCGAGGATTTTCCACGGTCTCGTCGTTTTCCATGTCATCGAAGATGGCCATGTCAGGGCGATGCTGTCGGTACCTGATGCCCCTGACTTTGTCGCCGCGTCCCCTGGCCATGACCTTGACACCGTTGGAGGTTTCGAATTCGTCATCACTCCAGGACTTGGTTTTCAGGCTACCGAAGTCGTTTTTGATGCGGACGTTGTCTTCCAGCTCCAGCTTGATCTGGAGGCTGAAACCAGCTGCTTGATCGTGAGTGTCGGAGCAGGGCCAGATGAACTTTTTCAGAGCGTAGACGATCTTGTGCACCGGGTTACCAAGGGTAAAGAATGTTGACTTGGCGAATTCGCGCGGCGCTCCAACAAGGGCAAACTGATCCTGAAGCTCGGTCACTTCCTGCCATTCGGGATGGCATTCTCCAAATTCGCAACTGAAGTAATGCGGCAAATAGGTGGCAAAGAAAAAGAGCAGGTCTGTTTTACCGCGCTCCTTGCGGGCCTTCTGTTTTTCGGGGGTATCGTTCTCAAATGGGGAAACACTGTCGCGGATCCACTTTTTGAGTTCGTCGACCTGTTTGTCGAATTGCCCCTCAGTCAGATTTGGGCGCTTACGCATTGCCACTCAGGCATTCTCCTTTGAACGCCATGGTCATGGCGTCGAAATCGGCGGCTAAAATTTTCAGCCCTTCCGGATCATTTTCCCGCATCCAGGCGACGATCCATTGCATATTTTCCAAAAACACTTTGGCCCGGTCATAGGTTGCGTTGCCGCTGGCCTCCAGCGCCTTGAACTTGACCACCAGCGCGCCCAACTTACTCAGATTATCCAAAGTGCAGCCTTCGACCGAACCGGGCTGTCGTTCCTCGGCGTAGGTCAGTTCGCGTTCCAGGAGCGCTTCCATGCGCAGCCCGAAGGTGGCCTTGCGCTCCCGCGCCCGGTCCCATTCATCCCTGTCGTCGTTGGGTGCCTTGGTGCGGGCCTTCCAATCGGTGAGCGTGTTGCGGGACAGGCCCAGCTCCTCGGCGATCGCCGTGAGGGACCGGCCGTCGATGTACATCTGTCGGGCTACCGGTTCGAGCTGCTGTCGGGCGCCTTTTTCAGCCACAGTTCAACTCTTTTTCCAGCTTGCCCAAGCTGTTGTTAACAACCTGTAGCTCGGCCCAAGCGCTCTTCAGCTCGTCCCACTGCTCATCCAGTAGCGGAATCTCCAACTCGTCCGGGGGGGTCAGGAACGTGTTCAGACCCTGGCAGAGATGGCGGGCGTTGCCTTCTATGCGCAGTTGCAGGCGTTGTTTCGTCTCCCGGAGTTCGGCCAGCTTGCCGCGCATGGCGGCGCGTTCGAGATTTAAGGTCATGGGTGTTTTTCCACCTTCTGGTCTTTGCGCATCAGCGGACAAAAGAGATTGTTGTCGATCCGGTCTTTTACCTGGGTCATTTTCTGTGTGGAGAGAACAATGATGTCCTGGAGACCATTGGCAATCTTTTCGTAGTTTTCCACCAGCTTGACGTTGTCCTCGTACATCTTCAGCGCCGCTTCCTGGGGTTTTTCCATGCCACGGGACAGAATCCACAACATGACCCAGGGGCCGAAAACGACGGCGGCCATGATGGAGCCGATCGGCCAGGTGCCAACCTTTGAGACGATGGATGCTATGGCCGTGAGCGCGGCGACTTGTTCAGGATTCAAAGGTTCCTCCGGTTTTCAAAGTCAATCTGACAGTCGATACATCTGGTGCAGTTGGGGACCGCACGGCGCCGGGCTTCGGGGATAGGTGTTTCACAGTCAATGCAAATCCCCCCCAACCCCCCTTTTTCAAAGGGGGGAGCCTTTGAAAGTCCCCCTTTAACAAAGGGGGATTCAGGGGGATGTCGTCTTTGGTGCTCCTCCAGGCAATCTTCCAACCATTGCTCGTTGATTGCCTGGACACGGTCCATTTCATCGGGCATTGCACTTTTCCAGACGTTCTTTCATGGTCCGTTCGTACTCGTAGCGGTCCTTGAGCCAGGCCGGGGTGACCTCGTAATTACCTCCCGGCAGCGGTTTGATCATCCGGTCCGCCGGGATCACCGTCACCCGCGGGGAGGCGCAACTCGTCAAACTGAGCGCTGAGAGCAGCAGCGTCGCGGCCAGCCAGGGCCTGATCAAGTTTTTTGACGTCGTTATCATAGGTTTTTGCCTCCCGGGCCTGCTTGCTCTTGAGGACCGCTTCCAGGATCAGGGCGGCGATCGCCAGGGCGGAGGAGATCAGGGCGATCATTGGCCGTCGTTTTTTCCGGCCAGGGCCTTGAG